TCGCCAAGAAAAACAAGGAAATAGAACGTATCGACACCGAAATAAAACGTTTAAACGAACTGGGGAAGGTCAAAAAGAAGGCGGAAGCCGGGGAGTATAAAAATACGGAAACGGACGCCACGTTAAAACCTCTGGAGATCGAGCACGAAAAACGTATGCTTCTAATCAAACAGAACCGGGAGAAGGAAAATAAGACGGAAGCCCAGTATATTCTCGAAGGGACGGCGGAAAACCTTCGCTATTACCGGGAACGTATCGACGCACTCCAGAAGCTGGAAGCAAAAACGCCGGCTAATAAAAAGAAATTACTCGATGAAATCCACAAGCTCGAAACAGAAGCACAGACGGCCATTTTTACGGAAACCGGCAAGCAGGAGGACGCCCGTATAAAACTGGTACAGGAGAAACGGGACGAACGGTTAAAGATTGAAACCGCCTATTACAATGTCCAGAAGGACACCATGGAAAAAGCGGTATTAAACCAAAGTATCACGCAGGAAGCCGCCGACGCCTATATGCTGGAAGTTGAAGCGGAGCACGCCGCAGAACTTCTGGAGATAAACCGTACTTACCAGAATGATATTGCCGCTTTGGAAATTACCGGTAAACAGAAACGTATAGAAACAGCGACGGAAGCGGCCGACGCCGTGCGTGAGTCTGAAATGAAGTTATTGCGTGATCGGGCGGCCATTGCTCAAAAAGTACGTGAAATAACTTCCGTTCCGGTAGGAATAACCGGTATGCAGGAAGCACACCGGAAACAGGTTCAGGATGTAGAAACGACTTATAATGCCATAATTGAGATAGCGAGGCAGGCGGGAATTTCTACCGTTGGTTTGGAGAAACAGAAACAGCAGGAAATTAGCCAGCTTGAATTTGAGTACCAGAATAGTTTATACCAGATTCAATCCCAGATCGGCGTATCATGGGCACAGGAATACCAGAATGAACTGGCCCTGTTAAAGAATCTGCACGATCAGGAATTAATAGATGAAAAGACATACCAGCGTAAAAAGCTGCAAATGCAGATGAATAACGCTAAAAAATACTTTGACTACTATTCCGGTCTTTCCTCTTCCATGGTGGAAGCCATTCAACAAGCCGAAATCGACCAGGTGGAAGCAAAATACGATGTTCTCATACAGGAAGCCGAGAACAACGGTGAAGATACTGCCGCCCTGGAAGAAGAGAAGGAAAATAAGAAACTGGAGATTCAAAAGAAGTACGCGGATGTAAACTTTGCTATCAAGTGTTCCCAGATCATAGCAGATACGGCCGTTTCGATTATGAAGGCGTACGCGGACCTCGGGCCGATTGCCGGAACCGTTGCTGCAGTAATGCTTGCGGCTACCGGTGTGGCCCAGCTTGCATCGGCCAAGGCAGAACGGGACAGGATTAAAAACATGTCCTTGAAAAACACCACCGGCAGCAAGACCGCCACGGCTGAACGTGTTGTTTCCGGTTCTTCCGGTGGTGGGTATTATGAAGGTGGTTACACCGGTCCCGGCGGACGTTATGAAGTGGCCGGCGTGGTTCATAAGGGGGAATATGTGGTACCACAGCCGGAAATGAATAATCCTAAAGTGATCGACGCCGTTAGCACTATCGAAGCGATCAGGCGGCAGCGTACCAGTGCCAACCCGTTACCACAGAATCCGGGTGAATATTATGAAGGCGGTTACGTGACTTCCCCTGCAGGTGATTCTTCCTACCGGGAGTTCCTGGAAGCGGCAAAGGAGCTTCGCGCCTCCTGTGAGGCTATCAAATTGATAAAGGCCTATATCGTTTACCAGGATTTGGAGAAGGCCA